ACTAGTATTTGTGTTCCTATATACTTTGTCAAAGTCAAGTCCGAGCTCATCACAACACCTGGCTCCATCCTGAAGAATGTCAAACTTATCACCATCAAGATAAGGGGTAATATAGCTAACGCGCTCAGCGTCCCAATTACCTTCGGTGAAGGCTGTATAGTCAGCGTCCCTGAATTCTTGTCTACAATCAGGATAAATTGCATGATCGCCTGCATGAATACCCATTGCGATATTGACTTTTGTATCTTTTTCATTTGCTACTGATAATGCTACTGCTTGAATAATTGATGAAAATATTTTATTACGGTTAGGAACAACTGTTTCCTTCATATTATCTTGTTCATAGTGTCCTTCGGGCACTTCATCTCCACCTTCTACAAGGGCACTATTAAGCATAGGGGCCAAACCATCAAGTTTAATGGTTCCGTATTTTACTTTAGGGTATACTTTAACTAAATTCCCATCTAAATTAGGTTGAATAGCTTTTTCATTAATATAATCTACTAATGATTGGGCACGTTCAAGTTCTACTCTATGTTTTTGCCCATAATCGAAAGACAGTGCTGTTACCTCATAGCCATCTGCCAATAACCTTAGTAACACTGTGGAGCTGTCCATACCTCCACTTAATGATAGTACTGCTTGTTTATTCATTTTTTATCGTTGTTTTCTACGTTTAAATGTTGGTCTTTAGTTTCATGGGTCCAAATACCATCAGCATTATATTCATGCCAGTATACTCTATTTTTCTGGATAGCATCTTTAATATTACGTTGCCTTTGGTTTAAATTACTTTCACCACTTTTAACTTCGAGAAAATGTACTGCGCATTTTTTCTTGGATCCCATATCTGTAAACGCAATATAATCAATAGGATTACCAAAAAATCTTATATCATTAGGGTTGATTGGAAAATTTTCCATAAATGGTACATAGTGTTCGATTGTTTTTCCAAAACTAACAGCTCTAGATCTTTGATATGCATCTTCTCTAATTGCTTTTTCCTCTTTCATTTTCCACTTAGCCAATTGTGCTTCGGCCTTTCGTTCAGCAAGCTTATCATGGCTGAAATACACATATGCTGCAAACGCTAATGCACATATAGTAATTGTAATTAAGACTAAATTCATAAATTATTAATTTTTCTAAACATCTTAGTGTTGTATAAAATGTTTTCTATTTGTTTGGGGTTTATTTCGCGAGTAAAATTCTCGTCAATTTTTTCTTTGTCTTTATGTAATAAACCCCCTTCAGAATACCTAATTCCTTTTAAACCATGTATAACTGGGTTAGAAGTATCTATAGATTCTATAAATTTAAAATCCTTATAATAAAGGTATTCTTGAGGTAAATTACACCCTAAAAGATGAACTCTATCCATATCACTTATAAGTTTATCTTTATAAAGGTTAGTAATAGTTTTTAAACGACCCATCATTTTAGCTACATATGGGTTTGGGTGTTTAAAACATTCCTCAAACCAAGATGCCCCATAACTAAAAGATATTTTTTGGTAACCAAACCATTTGTATGATTGGTAGCTATTTACAAAATCTGAATATGATTTACCCTGTACAACGGCTACTTTAGTTGTATTATCAGGTACTTCTATACTTGCCCATATTTTAGCGTTTCTTACGCTATAAGTGGCATTTTCCCAGACATCGGGGATAATAAATTCGTTAGGTTCTAATTCAGAAACCCAATGTAACAAACGTGATGTATCATATGCTTCTCCTAATTCATGTAGTGAGTTATCCATAATTATATATCTACCCTTTTCTTTAGCTTGTCTAAAATAGGCCTCATATTCGGGATACTTATCTAGTAAGTGGGGTAAGCAATAATCATAATCGTTAAAGGTTTCAGATAACCCTAAAAGCTGTAAAGGTACTTCGTGTGATACTTTAACCTTCATATATAGCAGTATTTTTACCGTGTTCCATAAATTCTACTTTAGCAATCTTGACTCTCCCATCTGTTTCTTCTTGAACAAATGGATTAAGCTTATCAAAAATAAACTTAGCAAACTGTTCAGCACCAGTAGCTGGAATTTCCCTTAATTGAATTATCCCATCTTCGTCCATCTTTCTAAAATGTTCAAGATAAGGATCATCAGTTGCTACTACTGTGGTGTGATCAAACATATAATCCATCCACATTTTAGCACTCATACCATCAATTTCGGTTTTAGCACGTTTCATACCACCAAAATCCCATACCCAATTTTTTTCATCTAATTCTCCTTCGAACCAAACTCTAAAACTAACCCCATATCCATGAAGGAATCTACAGTGTGTTCCTGTTGCTTTCCATTGACGAAACACTGTACTGAATCCGTCAAATAATTTTGTTGATTGAAATTTTCCCATATTTTATTGTATTAAAGGGTTTTTAGGGGGCCTACCTCGCCCACGACGTTTTATAGGCATACTTTCAAGTATAGACACATTTTTAATACCTTTAAGTTCAGCATAAAAATAGTACATTTCCTCAAGAGTGCCATCAAATTTTTCCATAACCGCAACTATATCCTCCTTTGAACCACCAAAAGTAATAGTAAATTGTTTTACAATTTCTCTAAGGCGTTTTTCTTCAGCTTCGTAACCATCTTTAATAAGTAGATTTTTACGTTTAGTATATTTTCTTTTAATGCTATTAGCTTCTGCTAGAAAATTTTGGGAATCTTTAAATAAATGACGTACTGAATTAATTTCTTCTTCAGCCCAGTGATCCTCCCACTTAGCTTGTTCAAAATATGGGGGGTAATCAAAGTCACCATTTTGGATACGCTCAATTAATGGTTTATAATGGTGAAGCATTTGGTGAGTTGGGAAACGTCTCCACCAATAAAATGGGCTACGTTTCCTGTGTGTCGGTTTCGGGGGAATTTTCTTCGCCATAACGTTTTCTTAATTCTTGTTGTAATAAGGTACTTTCTTCTTTTAAGGAATCCACATCATCCAAAGAAGAATCTTCCATTTTTTTAAAGAGATCCATAATTTTATTTAAATCTCCTAGTAACTGTTCTAATTCTTTATCTGCTTCCATAATAATGTAAATATAAAAAAGGGCTTGGAATTAACCAAGCCCCCTTTCAAAAATAGTAAAAAGTTTAAAGTTCGGTTGGGGTAAATCCTACTCTGTTTAAAAGTTTTAAAAGTGGCTCTGTTTTAAAGAAAGCACACGCTACAAAATATGTAGGTAATACCCAGTGAAAAAACTTAAAATTAAAAGTTACACCTACTACTAATAAAATAGCAAATAGCAAGTATAAAGCTCTAAGGCCTGTCCAGGCTTTCCAGTTTTTAAAGTTTAACCATTCTAATAAAAGAATACCTTTTAAGGTAGTCCATCCGTTTACGAAAAATTGTTTAATTAATTCTAACATGTTTTATAAATTTTAAATAAATATATTAACCATCACAAGAAACACATTCTGCTGTTCGAGATCCTAAATCTCCTTTAATAACAGAATCCGTTCTAAGATAGTAAAGGGTTTTAACTCCTAATTTCCAAGCTTCCATATGACATTGATTTATCCATTTAGGGGAATCAGTAGGATCAAAGCTTAGATTAAGTGATTGTGTTTGGTCGATGTATTTTTGTCTAATAGCTGATTGACGAACTAGTTCAAGTTGATTTACTTCACTAAAAGTTAAAAATACTTCTTTTTCTTCTTCAGTAAGAATATCGTGAGGGAGATTTTGTACTGACCCATTATCGGCAAGAATTTGGTCCCAAACTTTTTCAGTATTTTTATCTTTAGACTTTAGTAACTCTTCTAATTCTTTATTTTTAACGATAAATGTTCCTTTGGCACCATTAAATGTATAAATATTAGCTGGAATAGGTTCAATACCTGCTGAACAACTATTTAATCTAGAATTAGATACAGTTGGGGCAATAGCAAGTAAGTGGGTATTCCTCATACCTGTACCTTTGCACCATACAGGTTCACCATATTCTTGGGCTAATTCTCTTGATGTTGCTTCTGCTTTTTGTCTAATGTCACTAAACAAAGTATGAGTCCAAGCTGTTGATGCAATTGAATTAAATGGTAATCCTTTCTTCTGTAGAAATGAATGCCATCCCATAACTCCTAAACCAAGTGCTCTACCTTTTTGGGCATGTCTATGGGTACGGATCATTGAATCCTTGCCATTTGATTTATCTATAAATTCTTGCATAACTCCGTCGAGGAACCTAATTGAGGTTTCAACAACGTCTGTGTCTTTCCACTCATCATACTTTGCAAGATTGAGGGAGCTAAGACAGCAGATAAAGGAATGTTCTTCATCGGTGTGTAATGTTATTTCTGTACAGATGTTAGTCATAGTAACATCAAGATTATTCATTGCGTATGCTAAAGGATTGTTTTTATTAACATTATCCTTAAACATAATGTAGGGTTCACCAGTTTCGACTCTAGTTTTTAAAATATCAAGCCATAATGACATAGCTTCACTGTCTCTATCTTGTAAACGACGCATAAAAGCATCATCTACAACTACACATTGATGGAGATTAAGGCATTGTCTGTTAGGATCACCTTTAGGTCTGCGAATTTGCATAAATTCTTTAATATCAGGGTGGTTGATATCTAAATTTACTGAAGCTGCACCTCTACGAACTGAACCTTGGTTAGTTGCAATAATTGCTGAATCATAAATTTTACACCAAGGTACTACACCTTCGGATTTACCATTACCTGTAATTTCAGTTCCTCTAGGGCGAATTCGACTTGTTGAAATACCCACACCACCTCCAAGTGCTGTAAGTTTCATAAGTTCAGCGTTTGTTAATCCAATTCCCCTAATGCTATCAGGTGTATCGATACCAAAACAAGAGATAGGCAAACCCCTATCGGTCCCAGTGTTAGATAACACGGGAGAAGCAAGGCCAATCCAACCATTCCAAATATATTTGAAGAACTTATTTTCAAGCTCAGGTCTGCGTATCCTTTCGGAGATAGCTTTTGCGACTCGTCTGTATGCTTTTCTTGGTGTTTCATCTGGCAATAAATACCCTTTTGAAATAGTTGCTACACCTACTTCATCCATCCATTCGGGAAAGTCCTTTCCCTTCACCCATTGGGTGGTATCTGCTACTAAATTTCCGTCCATAATTTAAAATATTGATTCGTCCCAGGACATATTGCCCTTAGAATAGTTAGTTACTCGACTTGCAAAGAAGTCAGTGTGTTGTTTACCTGCTGATAAAGAATCAAACCATTTCATTCTTTTAAGAGCATTAGGATCAATCCCATTAACAACACCATCATAACCCAAATCTCCCATTTTAGTATTAACTCTATGTTTAATAAATGAAATTAAATCATCTTTATTACACCCTTCTAAATCACCCATTTCATATACTTTTTCTATAAAATCAAGTTCAAGTTGTAAAGAAAGTAATGCGGCTTCTGTTATTGCGGTTTTGAGCTCCGGAGTGTTGAGCTCAGGGTTTTCCTCGATAAGTGTTCTAAATAACCAGCATCCTGCATCTGAGTGCATTGATTCGTCTCTAATAGACCATTCAACAATTTGACCCACTCCCTTAAGTCGGTTTCGCATCTTAAAAGAGAGTAGTATGGCGAATGACGAAAATAAATTGACTCCTTCTGTGAAGGCAGAGAATATGGCAAGTGACTTGGCAATTTCATGCCAATCCTTTTCGCCACTAAAACTATCCCTAACAGACATAAGATTTTCAATTTTAGCCATCGTAGTTTCATCTTCGAGAAATTCTGAGAAGTCATCAAGTCCAAGTTCTTCATTTAATAGTGAATATGCTTCGGCGTGTATAGTTTCCATAGCCCCAAAAGTAGTCGCCATTGCTATGATTTCAGGTTTTCTAAACCATTTAGTCACTAACCCTGTCCAGTAGTCATTTACTACTGTTTCTGTTTGTGCAAAACCTTTTAAAATAGAACCAATTATATTTTTTTCTGTTTCGTTTAAATTTTGTTTCCAATCGTTAATATCACTCATCATTGGAACTTCTGTATGAATCCAATGAGCTTGTTGTTGTTTAAGCCAATAGTCAGCCGCTTCGGGATATTCAAAGGGTTTATAGACAATTCTCTCTTTTTTTAGGTCTTTTTTTGCCATTTTGTCTTATGATTTCTGTTAGTGTAGTGATAAATACAGTATATACCACTAGAGATTAAATATATTTTCAGCAGCCCTCTGGAGATTCCTTCTTTCGTTTCCCGTAAATCCAGCTCCATCAGGGCCGCTTGGTTCTTCGTTACTTATGCGATCTGTAAATGTTATTTTCCCCATTGAGGTATCCATAAGAGCATTAAATGTTAAACCATCAGCTCCATATCTATTTTTCATAACATGGAATCTTCCTGTACCATTTTCTTTATCTTCTGTTTTTCTTGATAGTGAAAGGGCAAAGTCTGAAATCATAATTTTGGAATAACTTTCAGCGATTTGGTCTCCTTGAATGATATTATCTCGAGCTGCTGATCTATTGCTTTGAGATGCTGTCCAAATTGGGATTTTTAATTCAGTAGCCATACCTCTTAATGAAGTATAGATATCATCTAATCGATCTCGTTTTTCTTTTCCATTTTTGGTGTATAAAAGGTCTGCGTAATCTAACACGATAAGGTCAGGTTCAATACCTTGGCCACGACATTTATCTATATGCGCTAATATCGTATTTACATTGGCTTTACCTGCAGGATATTGTTTAATATATAACTTTCCTCGTAGGTTTTCTAATTCCTTTTTAACTTCTGACTTATGGATTTTAATATCTCCAACAGGAATCTCTGTAAAGAAGGCATCATATCTTTGACCAACATACATGTCTGAAAGTTCAAGGGTATAATGTAAAACTGTATACCCTAACTTAACAGCATGTCCTCCTAAAGCAACTAATGCCCATGATTTACCACCACCTGGGTTACCTACAAGTAAGGCAAGATCACCTGTTCCTATACCACCATTTAAAAGGTGGTTAATTTCACCCCATGGTGTTTCAATAGTATTCCTAGCTTCTTCCTTATATCGTTCCTCAATTTCATCCATATAATCATGTCCAAGATTCTTTTCTACACCTGCTTTAAGTGCATTATCAATAAGACGACGAATATCTTCATAATTCCCTATTTCAAGTAGATCAACGGAGGAAAGAAGGGCAGATTTAAGTGTTTGGTTCCGACAGAAATCAAGAAAAGTTTGTTTGACATAATCTAAATCAGGGGATTTAGTAGATTTAAATGTTTCTTTAAGTTGTTCTTTTACAGCAACTTGTTGAATTTCATTTCTAATATTTTCTACTTCAACCTTAAATACCTCCATTGTAGGAGTGGTCCTAAATTCGTTAAAATATTCAAGGGTTTTTGATATAATCCACTTATTTGCTTCATTATCAAAGAAATCAGGTGAAACTATATCTGCAACTTGTTGTAAAAATTCTTTATCCTTAACTAATACCGAGAGGGTTTTAATTTGAAAATTATGTCCGTATTGTTCTAACTTACTCATGTGTTAGTTGTGCTAAATTATTTAGTTTGAGAAAATGGTCTGTTAACCAAATATCAGGATTTTGAAGATTAGTTCCCATATAATCATTATTATAGAGATTAATAAAATCATTTCGATGGAGTAAATTCATTGGACGAGCATGTAAATCATTTATATGGATTTTAACCTGTCCTGACATTAATGGATCTTTAAGAGACATCATCTTTTCGTTGGTTTCTAGATTTACTTTATCTTCTACAATTCGCTTGTGCATTAAACTATCTTGTGTAGAAGCATAATGTACAAGATAATCAAGATTTATTTCTCTTCCAACAATCTCTGGTATTACTTTTGCTACTTTTTTAGGTCCTAATCCTTTAATCCCTACGAGATTATCTGATTTATCACCCATTAAGCATTTATACATTAAAAAATTATGAGCTGGTATCCCATATTCAGTAAATATCTGTTCTTCTGTATAGTATTTTTTCTTATTAGGTGACCAAACTACAATTCGATCATTTACTAATTGTAGGAAATCTTGATCAGCGGACATAATGATAACTTCATTTTCTAGCACATTTTGTGCGAGATAAGCGATTACATCATCGGCTTCAACATTATCTATACTGTAGACATCGATTGGAAGTAACTCAAGATAACTAAGTAAACGCCTAAATTGGATTTTCATTGCTTCTTTTTCATCCTCTAATGAATTAAAAGCATCAAATTTAGTTACACGTTTAGGGGTACGATTTGCTTTATAATTGGGGTTAATTTTTCTTCTTCTTTTACTACCACCAGCACCATCATATGTTACAATAACTCTGGTAGGTTCCATTTCACGAATAGCAAATGCTAATGATTTCATAAAACCTGTAATACCCCCTACAGGTACTCCCTTTTCGTTTAATGAACCATTTACGGCAAATGCCCTCAAAAAAATGTTAAGTCCGTCAATGAGAAGCACCCTGTCATTAGGGTGCTTCTCTTCTGGATTTATGTTATTTAGGATATCTTCGAATTTACTCATTCTCTACTATAGTTTCGTCAGGATCACGATCTAGACCATCTTCTTTCTCGTGACGATACTTCATAATGTATTTTTCACAAAGGGCCTCATATAATTCCTCTTTAGCTGTTGGGTGACTTTCTAATAAATCGCCAAATTCTTTAGCTAAAAACTGATGTGTTTCACCATCAGCAGTAGTGTATTTATACCATGCTCCACCTTGTTTTACTACACCATATTCTTTAAGTAATTTCAAAGTACCAAAGTAATCATCAATTCCCGAATCGTAAAATACGCTATAACGGACTTTTCGGTTAGGAGGGCCTAGGCGGTTTTTGACTACCTCACATTCTACTTCTTGACCAACTACTGTGTCTATACCATTAACCTTTTCTTTAATCTTACCTACTCCTTTGAGTCGTAAGCGAACTGAGGCATGGAATTGTAGCGCTTTTCCTCCTGATGTTGTGTATTGATCCCCAAACGGCATAGCGTTTAGTTTCTGTCGTAACTGATTTGTAAATACACACAGGATTTTCTGTTTACCAATTAAATTGGTAATCTTACGCATTGATTTAGACATGATAATGGCTTTTGCAGTTGCATAACCATCTTTATCGTAGTCAGCTGCTGACTCAATTTTAGTAGTAGCAGCAGCAACACTATCAACAACAATTGTGACTAATCTGTCTTTTTGTTTTTCGCGAATCTTAACGATGATGTCTTCCATTGCTTCAAATACATCCTCAATTGTATCAAGGGGTATATAAAGCATTTTATCAACATCAACTCCTATGGCGGTCAAAAATTGAGCGTCCAATGCTGATTCAGTGTCTACATAAATTGCTACTCCACCCTGTTTTTGAGTAGAAGCTATAACGTGAGCGGCAAGGAGGGATTTACCGCTTTGCTCTAGGCCCGTAATCTCAACAATCTTACTAACGGGCAAACCCCCATTTGGTCTGTTAGAAATCGCCAGATCCAAAGGTGTGCATCCAGTAGATACCCACGATGTAACATCTGTTGGTGATTCTTCTCCCCCATTGAGGAAATAGGCAACTTGATTATATTCTTTACTGAATTTTTTATTTAGCGATACTGCTAGTTCTTCAGTAAGACTTCCTCCTTCTGGGAGCGAATTGTTGGATTTTTTTCTCACCATATTAACCGAATAAATCGTCTATTTTAGAGTCGATGTCAACTTTTTCCTTTGCAGGAGGGGTAACCTCAACTGTTTCGTTTTCTTCACTTGGAGCCAAGTACTTTTGAAGAGCATCCTTCATTTCATCAAATGAGAACTTAGTAAATAATTCCTTAATATCTTTTTGGTTATCAAGATATCCTTCAGCTGCACTACCATCTGTTGAAAGTGGTGATTGTACTGGCTTAACACGAACTGTTGTTGTATCAAACATTTTACCTGTCTCAGCTGCTGGGATTACTTCAACTGTGATGTCTCGGCCGGCTGCAATATCTGTAATATCGCCATAATCTTCATCCATCATAACACCTAAAAGTTCAGTGTATACCATTTTACCAAACTCCCAGAATCGAACACCCTTATCCTCCTCACCACGTACAAGTACAGGAGCGAAAATACGCATTTTAGGATAGAGCTTCTTAGCTAACTCTACATTATCTGGTTCATTTGACTTACGGAGCTGGGAAGCAAATTCTAAAATTGGATCAGACTCATCAAAGTTTGAGAGTGACATCATTCGGGGTTTACCAATACCGAAATAAAAGTATAATTCAGTGAAGGGCACATCTTTATTGTGCTTATAAGGTACAATACGTACTATTGATTTTTCTCCACTTGGTGGTTTCCAAAAATTCTTTCTAAATTCACCACCTGATTTTCCGTTGGACTTGTTTTGTAAGCGGTCCATGCGCTTTCTGATTTCGTCTAGATTCATGATCTTTTAATTTTGGGTAAATATAATAACCCAAGTCAGTGAATCCAAATTTTACCAGAAGGCTTTTTAATCTACTTCAATAATTTTCTTAAGTCGAGTTCTTACTTTTTTAAATCCCCCAGGGCGCGTTAGGAGGAGACAATTTCTAAATTTTGTCCAATCAACTTGGTATGAGGTATCTAATTCACCATAATTCATATAACGAATTACTTCATTTAAAGCATTAATCGTATATAAAGTATTAGTTTGTTTCTTTCTATGTACTAAAATAGTATTAGGTAACTGTAAGTTGTAGACGGGACCGTCTATATTATAGGTTAACATTGTTTTATCGTCATCTAAGGCAACTAGAACAAAAATCTTATTAAATAATATATCGTGCTCCTCTAAAATTCTATCTACAACTTCATTTACCCCTTCATCTTGAAGGAAGGTGCAATAAAGTTTATTGTTCATTTTGGATGTATTGTGTTATTCCACAATAAATATCAAAGGGCCTCAAGGGAAGCGTACGTATATCCTTTCTTTAACTTTATGGGGAAATCTGATGAAATTATGTCTCTAAGGGATTGAAAGAGTTCCTTACCATCTTCCAACGAAAAATCAAATAGCATAGAGTCATACACATATAACACCATTTTTGTTTGCTTACCTTCTAAAAGCTTAAATACTCGCGATAACAAAGTGATATTATACTCAGTTTCAAATGCTTGAATATAATAGTTAAATAATTTTTGTGGTGTTATATTCTTATAATTACCCTTTAAAAGTTTACGCCTCGCAATTACAGTTTTAACGTATCCATTAGTATTAAATTCGTGCCACAATGAATCTATAAACTTTTGTGTTTTATTAAAGTACTCGTGTTTAAGGTATTTTTTATTTATACCTCCATACATTTGTTGGAACGTTAATTCTTTACTCTTTTTATACATTTCATCACTAATCTCAGCTGTTTCAAAATACATTTGAGCTAGTTGTTTATGTACAGATTCGTTTTTATCAATATGGTGTCCTATAAAACGTGCTATAATACGTGGGTGATAACCCTCATAATCCATTTCAATTAAAGTATCGTTATCGGCTTCAAAACTATCTCGCTCCCCACTATCGTGTTTTAGAGCTGAGAAATTAATGCTATTAAAGTTGTTTGTAGGGCGTCCTGTTGTTGTACAAAAATTATACCATCCATAAGCTTTATTTTCGTTGATGCTAAATTTTTCATTGATGTCAAAGTGTTTTTTAAATGTAGGGTTAATTTTAAACCCCTCACTTACCATTTTGGCTAATGTGGGTGTAAGAATTTCGTTATACCATTTGTTTGATTCTTCTTCCTTAAAGTTGCTTATATACGGGTATAACGCATCAAATTCTTGTGTCAACGCCTCGTGGTGTTTTGCAATTGGAATTATTTTATTCGCGTTATATGCGCCATATTTACGCTCAAAATATGTGTGAGCGCCCGTTTTTGGTAATGAATCTAACGGTTCGTTTTTTATTAAAAAATATATGGATTGTATATCCGTATAAGGGAGTGTGGGGATGTATAGTAAAGCTTTAGTTTTTTCTTTAACGAATATATTCGTATAAGATTCCAAATATTTTAATGGTAAGCTGAGCTCAAACGCCTCGGGATGATTTATATTAATAATGAATCCCTTCTCCTTACTAAATGAATAAATGTACAACGCACACAGTGATTGTAATTTAGGATGAGTTTCATCATTGTTGGTAATAAATTGAAGGTAGCATTCGCTACCCTCATCTTTAAAAAACCTATCTAATTGCTCTTGTGTTTCTATAAGGTAGTACATACCCTAAGTATACAAAATATTTAATTAATATCCACTTCCCCCACCATAAGAGGGGGTTGGTGTTGGTTGTGGGGTTGGAGTTAAAGGTTGGTTATCGGATATTATAGGGCGATTAAATGTTAATGATGAATGGAGTTCATCTATGTGAAAGGCTCCTTCCATTGGTCCATTTTCGGGATGAATATGGTATTTTGCTCCTTCAGGGTAAGGAGTACCATTTAAATAAAATAATTCATCTTTTTTAGCTATAAGATCTTCTTGTGAGTTTCTTAGAAATTGAGAAGTATCATTAAAGAAAAACCTAATACCAGGAAAATTTTTTTCTAACCTTAAAACATTTTCATTATTTGTTTTACTATCTGTAAGAGACCATATTATAAGTCCTCCTAAATATAAAACACTATCTAGTTGTTTTGAATTTAGTTGAGTAAAACTTTCTTCACTTATTTCATAAAAGCCTGATTTACTGTTTTTTCTTTTACAAAAGTATCTCTTAATATAACCTTTATCATAATCTTCCTGACCAGGAAATATTGTTGTAGATGGGGGTGCTTTACGTTGTAAGGAACTTTTATATCTTTGGGGTTTTAAAGAATGGTATACTTGAGCATCAAATTTACGACTTAAATTTCCACTACCCTGATCTATTTTTTGGAGGCGGTTACCTAAGTTACCTATAGATTTACCTGCATAGTAATTATTTCCAGTTTTAATATAATCTCCCCTATATTCCTTTTTAGTTTTAGGATTATATAGTTCTTTTCCATTAGTATGGAGAATTTCATATCTATTTTTTGGAATAAAAGCCATTATTGATTATTTAAATTAAATACTCTTTCAGTAACACCCTCATCAGTAGTTTGAATTACGTCTACCCTAACCCAAAACTCTTCCCCTTCATCTACATTAATAAAGTCTAAACTAGATTCATCAATAGCAATTTCTTCTAATGCTCTACTAGCCCTAAATTTATACCATAAAGCTACATCATCTTCTCTTTCTTGAATAAATTGTTCAGTAACAGTTCCCAATAATAATCCTCTATTACCCGCGGGCACAATTGCTACTACATTATCATCAATATCAAACCAACCCACATCATTATCTACCTCTTGACTAGTTCTAATATTTGTAGGACTGCCATTAATTTTTAAGTAAATAGAATCACCAATACCTATATTATCAATATCATCAGGAATAGATGTTTGTTCAGCATCTATTTCAAGATTTTCATTACCTCTTAATTCATCATTAATATAAACTCCTTCTCTTTCATCAAAATCATTATTATCAGGCCTTTCTTTACCAAAATTTAAACTAGGTAATAATATCATTTTACCACTTATATCAGTAGTCCAATCTTGTCCTGCTGTAATTTTTTGGCTTTCACCAAAAACTACAAAACCTACCTCAGCTCTACCTTTAAGTGATTGGGTACTTTCATTTTTCCTATAAGCACGGGGTAATCTACTTTCATCTATTTTAAAAACATTACCTATAATTATTCCTGCTATACCATCAAAAGTCATACTAAATTCTAAAGGTATAACAGTCGATGTATTGACTTCTCTATCTCTAATATTAGTTTCCTGCATTATAAGTGTTTGGAGTCTTTTTAAAGTAGTAGTTAAGTCATCTATTTTATCCCCTGCATCTTCTATGTTATAATTTTCATATCCATTGATTATTTGGAAATAAGTAGCTTTGAGTTTTTTATATTGTCTATTTAATTTTTGCCTTTCTTGAATCAATTTTCCTAAGGGATTATCAATAGCTTCAGTTGATTCTTCGGCAAATATTCTTGATTGGTTTTGTTTTTGAAATAGCCTATTTCTAATAGCTCTATTAAATGCGTTAAAAGAAACATCTTCTAAATCTTGAGGATTTCCAGGATCTTGAGCATGTACCGCTATTGTAGATTTTAAAGCATCTGGTACCTTAGCTTCTAAGTTATAAGATCTAACAATACTATCGTTTGATTGTACAGGAACCGTGTATATCCCAGGATTTTCTTGAATGCCCTTTACATCATTATTATCCACAGGTAAGTCCATTATATAAACTTGATTAGGATATTCATCATCTATTTTCATAATAAAATTATGCATTGGGCATACTGTATTTATGTCATCCCATAATTTTTTTATAAAACTACCTAGATCTGGTTCATCTTTATCTCGTATAGTAGCATCATAAACTTTTAATAAATGTCTAATATTAATATAAATCCCACCTATGGGGTTTTTTACTTTTCCTTCAGGAGGTAAAATTTGGGTTGTAGTAGTTCCTCCAGAAGCTCCATCTCTCCAAAGCCTTCTCCAATTTCTTCCACCTAATCTCCATAAAGATTCTCCTACATCTTGTACGGCCTCACCAAAAGATTCAGCAGTATCACTTAGATCTTCATCTAAAAATGAGTGGGGTAATATACATACCGTAGGATCACAGCTTATATCTAGTTGGGCTTTATTATCTATCCCTTTATAATCTACGTACTGTAGTGCTTCTGTTATAACCCCTCCCGCTACATTTCTAAGTCTACTAGTAACTATTTCAGTTGTTCCTTCACCCTCAGGGGTATCTGGGATTTTAGGTATAGCAAACTCATTTAATAAAAAAGCTAATAGGTCCCATTTAATATAAGATGTATTTATGAAAGCATTAAGGGCTGCTGATTCTATATTTGAGTCTTTTTTTAAAATAAAATTAGCTAAAAGGGCATCTTCAAGGGTATTATCAGTAGGGTTTGTAAGTTCTAAAAATTCTTTAGAAATATAATTAATAAAAGCCTCAGTAACTTCACTTGAATTATCTATATCATTAAATAATCCTTCCTTTTCTACTTTAGAAGTATCTATGTCTTCAGCATACTTTAAAAGTAAAAGTATAATTGCTTTTACAGCATCAGGGTTTTTAATTTCTTCATCGGTTTCATCAAAAACAAACTCAGCTGATAAATTGGGGATTCCTGGGATCTTAAAGGGTACTACTTTTAAACTATTAAGAGCTTCACCCATAGAAGTTAATTCAGCAAAACAATCAAACCCCCCATCTTCTCTTGCCTGAAAACCAAAGTTAGATATAAAACCTAAAAAAGCGTCAGCATTACCATCTGATTCAGATCTTAACTTATAGATAGCTTCATATATAGAAGCTTGATCTATATTATCGCTAAATAAACTATTACTTTTTTTACTTAATATATTTTCTATACTTAAATTTTGGGGGGTTATTTCCCCATTATTATTAATAAAGGGATCCCAACCCCATTCTACTACTATTGGATATCCGGGCCTTAAATAAAGCAACTCTAAAACTTCTAATTGTCTAAGATTATGGACTGAGATATTTAATTTAGCTCTTTTTAAAGAACCATAAGCGGATTTTGTTTCTACTTCTAATGAAGTAATACCGGGCATAGGGACCTGTCCGTAACCATCTAAATTATCTTCTCCATCTGAGGCTAATAAAGGATTACCATACGCCGAGTTAAAATCTCCTAACCCACCATATAAATTACTACTAGCAACTCCTCCTTGCAATATAAACTGTTTAGATAGTTGATTACCATTTAATTGAGTAAATCCCTTATCTCCTAATTCCAGCCCAATATCTTGTGCATAATCAACTAAAGAGGTAGCTCTAATAACACATTGTTTATTAGTATTCCAAACTAAAGCTTCATTAGATTTAGTATCCCCAAACCCTTGTGATTGTAATCTTTGTCTAGTCCGTAATTGTTTTTTAACAAATCCTCTAAAGGTTTCTTTAAAAATACTCATCTATTAGAATTTATTCTATTAAAAGCATTAATGATGGGTTCTGGATCTAAAGGGATACGAATTTGCATTCCTGGTTTACAAAAATAACTATCACGACGTAATTTACCAGGATTTGAAGCTACAATAACCCACCATAAAGAGGGATCTTTATAAAATTGGTGTGCTAATATATCTACCCTATCCCCATATTCAGTTTCAACATAAATATCATTTAATGATTCAGGTACATTAGGGTAAATTGTACCACCATAATATCTAATCCCCAAATTAGATTTGAGTTGTTTTATGTTTTTATATCTGTTCATAATATTTTAAAAATCACTACCAGCACTTCCCCCACCAAAGTTACCCCCAGCAAATCCACCATTGCCTCTAGAGCCTACAGAATTGTTTATAGGAAAATCCGCATAAAATTGGGGTTCTTGGGGCATTGCTACCCTAGTATTATCGGGTTCAGCTATAAATGGCTGAATTATAAATGGATCTGGGTTATATATTTCAGAGGGTGTGTTTACTATAGGAGTTCCTTCTTCAGGGGAAGTTGAAGGAGGATCTACTTGCCCCTTTTTTACATTTTCAATACCTGGTAATATAAAAGGAGCTGCTGCTAAATCAAATTCTCTATTTTCGGGGGCAAAGTCATGAATTGGCTGGAATTGACAGCTTACATCTAATACATGAGGATGTTGGGTAACACCTCCTTCTTCAAGATTGATTTCCCAAGGATAGCTTTTAGACCATTTTAAATTTATACCTGTGAAAAAGCCGGGGATATCGTTAATCCATTCACCTATAGTTATTCTATTAAATTTACCCCTCATTCTTTTTTTATTTCCCGAATATTCAGGTGCTGTTTGGGCTACTAAATAATTAAGTTTTTGATAAAGTGGGGTAATTTCTTGTCTAGATTGAGCTGCTATTTTGAAACTAAAATTAATTTTCCTATCAAATTCATTATAGGTCCAAAATTTTTCAGCTCTACCATTATATTTGTAAGAGTTCCACCCACCAGTATAATCATCTCCTAAATCTTCTAAAAGAGCTCTAAATAATAAAACCCTTGTATCTTCGGGATCAATTGGATTAATAACGGATATTTTAAATTTAATTAAATCTTTGTAAAGAAACCCATCAGGGCCCATTAAATTACCATCATCTTGTGGTGTAATAAGAGGTAATAAATTAATTTTATCCTGAGACCCTACATTAGGTATAGTGTAATCTATATTTCCCTCACCTTCAATTTCTATAGTAGCTGCCGTGGGGATTCCTACTCTACGTTCTATATGTTGGGTTTGGGTAGAGAAATTTTTTATATTACTATTAGATACCTTAGTATAATCATCCTCAGGAGTATTAACTAATTCATCATACTTTTCAAATATAGCATGATTTGAACTACGAACTTTATTTCTAAAGTTTTCTTCGTTATATTTGTTAATTAAACCCATTATGCAAAGTTATCTGAAGGTAATCTTCTTATTGTATTAATATCTCCTTTTTGTCCTGAAGCACCAAAACTGTCATTGACTACTTTAACTTTACCTTGGCCTTCTTTTAATGCTGCTACCATTGGGGGTAACATTGCACTTATAGTAGCGGTAACAGTTTCAGCAATTAATGGCTGTAAGTTATCAATAAATACTTGAGAATCGCTAATTTTTTCACCTTCTGAAGGAGTAGTTATAGGTGTTTCTATAGAAGGATCAGTTTTGGGTTCTTGTGCTTTAAATAATTTGACTTTTTCTTCCTTAATCCCCTGACCCCCAGTAACTGATATTTCAGCTCTTGCTATTTTTTCACCTATTTGTTGTAATTCAGTATTTGTACCTAATTTAGTAACTGTGTTTACAACTGCGTCTACAATTTCTAATGATTTATCAGAAAACCTTTCAATTGGTATATCTTGTTGTCCATCTCTTAAATCAACTAATCCTGCTTGGGCTTTTAGGGTATCTAAAGTAGGTGTAGTAGTAGTTAAAACCCCTATAGCAGTATTTATTTGTTCTGTAGTAAGAGTTAATATGCGTTCTAATACAGGTGTATTAACAGTTTCTGGTTCTGGTGTTGCAACGGAAATGCCTGGTACTATTTCTGTAGGTGGTTCTAGGTTAACTGGTGTAACTTCTGCCATAGTAGTACCGGAAGCTAATTGGGTAGGAGAAATAGTTGTAGGTAATGTATTAGCAGTGATTGCAGTTAATTTTTCTAAATTAGTAGCAGCATTAGAAGTTGCTACAGAAAGATTCTCAGTATTTGTAGTTAATGTCTCTTGGGTTGTTGTAGTAGGAGGAGTTGTGACTGAAATACCTGGAACTATTTCTGTATTGTTTAATGTGTTTTGTTTAGTAATAAGATTTGCTAATGAACTAACAGGTTCATTTATAGTAGAGGTAGTAGTAACTGGTACGGCTTCAGGAATTGTAGGTTCAACTGTTGTTGTAGTTGTTAGAGGGGATACAGTAGGGGTTTTAGGTTCAGTTGCGTTAGCAGTTGTAGTAACAACATTTACATTACCTTTTATGTCTGCTAGGGGTTCTAATACAGATGCATCTAAAGTATTTAAAGAAGTAGCTAATAAAGCAATACTAGTTGCCATTCCTTTTATAGCAGTGTTAGCCAAATCTAACTTAGGAGCCATTTCTGCTATAGGACTAAGAGCTTTACCAACTACAAGTAAACCAATAGATGCTAAACCTATTGGTATTAAAGCAGCTCCAAATACAGTTAATCCTACTGCTAGTGCGGGAAGTGCTACAGCTAATCCTAATAACTGTGCGGGGTTTAAAGCATTGATAGATTCACTAAAAGAGGTAAGTCCAGGAGCTGCTATTTCTAAGGCTTTACCAACAGGTATTAATGCTAATCCTAATACTGCTAATGCCCCGGCGCCCATTAAAACAAATGGAGCAATAGTTCCTAAACCAGCAGCCGCAATTCCTAATAAAGTTAAAGAAGCTGCAAAACCTATCATAGCAGATACATCTAATCCCTCAAGTAAACTAAATGCAAAGGCCGCTGGGATAAGAGCAGCACCTACAGCTGCTAATCCTATAGCACCCATTAATACTTGAGGTAATATATTACCGAGTAACGCAGCAGCACCTCCTAATACTCCTAATGCTATACTAAATCCTATCATAGAACCTACATCTACACCTTTAAGTAAACTAAAGGCAGCAGCTGCGGCTGCTATGGGAACTGATAAAGCAGTTAATGCTAAGGATCCTTTAAGCATACGGGCTAGATTATCACCAAAAAATCCAATACCTCTACCTACTGCTTTAAGTCCTTTTTCAGCTAAATTACCAACAGCACCTATTATAGCAATACCCGGTGATGCAATTGCAAGAGTTAATATACCAGGAGCAACAGTTATTAATCCTAATCCCCCAAGTAATGTTTCACTTTTACCAAATTCAGCTACTCCGTCTGATATACTAGCCATAGATTCTTTTATCTTTTCAGAATTAAGACTTTCTACAGCTTTCAATCCTAATGAACTAGCACCTAATAATAATAAACCTGGGGCGGCAATTGTTAGTCCTATAGCACCCATTATTATATTGGCATTGCCAAATTTACCTATACCTTCTGCTAACCCACCCATAGCTTCTTGAGTGGCTTCCGCTCCTATATCTGATAGATTTTTAAGACCCCCTACAGACATTGACAACAATACTAATCCTGGGGAGGCAATTAATAAGCCTACAGAACCTAAAATTACTTTTACAGTGCCAAATTCTTCTACTCCTCCAGCAATCCCCGCCATAGCTTCTTGTAATGCTTCTCCTTTAACTTCTCCTAATTTATTTAAACCATCAGCGGCTTTACTTAAAATAAATAAACCAGGTGATGCAATTGTTAAAGCTAAACCACCTTTTACTACTTCCATACTAGCAAAGGCTTTAAGGCCCTCAGCTATGTTTTTCATTTTAGTTTTAAGCATGGAACCGTCGTCCATAGAGGGAGAAATATCAGCTACAGCTGCTGTAGGATTTGTTCCAGGTTTAAATACACCTGCTGCATTAGCTGCTTCTTCACTTACCATTCTACCAGTAGCCATATCACGAAATCTACCTCCTCCAGCCATTCTTGGATCGAATTCTATACCAGCGGCTTGGTCTTGGACGCCTGTAAAACTGTTTTTAATTCCATTAAAGAACCCCTTAAGTCCTTCACCACCACTACTAAGACCACTTACTAATTTAGTTCCTAAGTCTCCAGCTTTAGAAACTAGACTACCTATTCCCTTTCCTATATCCCCTATTTTAGTTACTATACCTCCTACAGAAGCAGATATACCTGAAAAATTAAGAGCAATAAGACCAGCTGCTATAACCTTTAATATATCAGGTACTTTAGTTAAGAGTGTAGTAAGCGCCTTAACAGGAGTTAAGATAAGGTTTAATGCTGATGCTACTGGTCCTATAATTACAGATGCTACATCTACAAGGGCATCTAATAATTCTCCTACAGGACCACCTAATAATTCACCAAATAATTTTTGAAGTTTTATAACGGCATCATTAAATTTATCCTGTGCACTTCTTTGTTCTTGTATTTGAACTACTGCTTCAGCTAATGTTTCTGCTTGGCCTGTGTCTTTTAATTTTTGGGCGGCTGCTAACTGTTCATCAGTTAAATCTTTTGCATCCGCAATACCTTTATTAATGGCTTCCTGTCTAATTAAAACACCACTTAATTGATTAACATTCATACCAAGTGATTCTGCAAGTTTTTGTCTTTGTAAGACATTCATACTTTCAAATTCACTTATAGTACCTACTTGACTTGCTATTTCTCTAGCTAATGTAGCTTGATCACCCGCTAACGCGGCCGCCCTAGCTCGTTCAAGATTTAATTGTTTACCTGTGAGTAACTCGGCTTCTAATTCGGATTCAATACTCCCCTGGAAGTCAAGGAGCTTGCTAGATATCGCGTTTAAATCGCCTAATTCTATACCTAACTTTTTAACTTCAGCTAATGTTTTACCAATAGCTTCTGGTTGTCTTCCAAATAGAATTAACTGCTCATTAGTTAGATCAGCAGTATCTTCCATTATTTCTTTCATATTAACAGTAATACCCAATGTTTTAGCTTGTTGGGCGGCTGCTAATGCTGATTTACCCGCAAATTCAGTAGCACTTTCACCTGTTGAGGCGCTTGCTAATGTTAATTTAGCGGCTTGTTGAGCTGATAATCCTATTTTTTCTGTTAATCTTACAAAATTAACAAGTGTATCACTACTAAATTGAACCCCTAAATTTAGTTCTTTATTTAATTCTGATTGTGCTGCTAATAATCTTTCGGTATTAATGGCAGTATCCATCGTATTAGCTGAAATACTAGTAAACTCATTTCTTATTTTAGTAGCTTGGGTTTCAGTTACACCTAAATTTTTAGATAAATCTGTTACCTCAGAGTTAAATTGTAAACCTTTAGCTACTAAGAATGTAAATATAGCAGCAGGGTCGGTAAGTATTTCTTTAAGATTTCCAAAAGAACGTTTTAATAATTCGGCCATTATTTGGCCCCTACCAGTCATAGCTACTTGATCTGCTAAAGCGTTATTACTAGCAGCTTGGCTCTTTAATCTTTCAGCTAAAGCAGTATTACCTGCCTCTTCAGCTTCTAAAGCTTGTTTAGATAAATCTATAGCAGAATTTCTTAGGTTAGTTTGTTCTACTAATGCCTCTCTGGCTAAATTTTTAACATCTTCTACATCTTCGGATCTAAAAATACTACTAAAACCAGGAATTTTACTAAAGCTACCTAATAATGCCCCAGTTATTCCCATTCTTTTATTTAATTCTTTTTCTCTTTCTATAGAAGCTTGAATTTGATCTTGTAATATTTTAAAGGCTTTTATCCCTTCGGCGGTTTCAGCATTAAATTCTATAGCGGCTAAAATACGTCTTCGTTCTAAATCTGTTAGTTGGGTTTGGGCTCCTATTTCATCCTGAAGAGCAGCTGCTTCCTCGTTTGTTAAGGTTACTCCCTGTTTAGCTTTATCTAAAGCATCATTAGCTAATTGGTTGCGTTTTCTATCGGTTTCAATTGCTGCTATTTTTTCGTTTAAAATAGTTGCTTGTTCTGAATTACCTTCTCGTATAGCTTGATTTAAATCATCTTGAGCTTCTTGTGCTTCAAAACTAAGTTGTCTAGATTTATTAGCAATAGAAACACTTTCTAAACGTTTAGCCCCTTCTTGTGCTTGTAATTGTAGTCTTTTTTCTTGGACATCAAGAACCTGTTCTTGGTTCTTCATGTATTTAACACTTCTAACGTATGTTAAATCAGCATCATCTGCTATTGAATTAGCAGATTGTCTTATATTTTTAAAGGTTTTACCAATTCTATTACTTAAATCACTTTGGTTAGTAATAGATTCTACAACATTATTTAGTTGTTCTAATACATTTCCTAAATCACTACTGTAATTGTTAGTGCTAAAGCTAAGACCTTCGGCTTTAATATTTAGATCATTATAAAGGTCTTTTAAGCCTTGGGAATTTCCTTCTACGTCATTAAGAGCATCTCTATAGCTCTCAATTTCTTTTCTAATAGTTTTTTCAGATATACCCCTTTCTTTAAGAAGTTCTTCATACTCTCTTATTACAGATAGAATTTCTTCTCTTAGTTTTTGTTCTTCAGAAAGTTGGTCGTTATCAGCCATATACTATAGGGGTATTCTGGTATAAATATTAAAAAATATAAGGTGATGTTAATACACCACCTTATAATTTATATTTCATTTTTTAATCCTGAGTCCTTAGGAATGTTATCCCAATCTATATCAAAGTCTTCAAATGTTTCCATTGCTTTTTGATCATTGGTTTTTCCATTAGCTGCTTCCTCTTGTTTTTTATGTATATCACTTATTTTATTTATGTAATAACGCCTCATATAAACAGGCATATTCCATACATCTTCGAATAAAAATCCTCCCTTTCCCCAGTAGACGAGATCGAATACCTCGTCAAGTATTACTGGTTTATACCTGGAGGTCAGGCCAAAAGAAATTCACTCCGATGGGAATTTGGACATCACTAACAATAGTGCCATCCTCTCCTTCGAAGTTAAACGTAAGATCTACGTCAGGGGAAATTTCTTTAATATAGTTTCTTAATGAACGAGAATCTCGTGCTAACAATTCATCATCTACAAATTCTCTAATTTTATTATTATCGGTTTCACCATCAACTGATACTATTGTATGTTTTAAACGAGTAGTTAGTTCGGCTTCACGTTTCATTTTACGAAGATTTTTAAGTTCAAGCTGGATGTTGTCTTCATCTCCCTGGCTTAATAATTTAAATACTACTTTCCGGCCTGAAAGGGGTAATTCATATTCAAATAAATTATTACCGGGTTCTTTAACTAAACCTTCATTAAGTTCTTTATCATTAACTAATGATAAATCAACCATTACTTCTTCATCTTCATTAGTGCCAGGATTAGTATAATTAAATACATAATGTGGGCCATAACCATAAACCCTTGCAGCTACCATAATAGCATTTTTATCACCAATTAAAATATCTTTAAAGCTAATAGGTGAAACAACTAGTGCTTCAAGTAATTTATCAATCACTACACCGGATTTAATATAAGTTTGGTTAGTGAGGATATCTTCCTCTTTTGCGGTCATATATTTAACCTCAACTGTGCCATTTCTAAGAGGAGATCCTTCAGGATACAGAAGACCTTTTGATGGTAGGCTTACCATTTCTGTTTGTAACTTTTTTTCAGCCATGTTTATAACTTTAGTCATTTATTGTTACATATACATATATGAGTAGATAAAAAGAAGCGCCAAAAGGCGCTTCTTCTTTGTAGATATATTAATAAATTAGAATCTTAATAAACAGTAATCCATTGCAAGAGTCATGCTGATTGTTTGGGCAGTATTAGCATTTGACCAATCGGCATCTGAAAAGTCAACACTCTTAATGAATGTTCCTTTACATTCCCACTCTTCAACAACATCACCAACTGGACCTAAAGAACGGAATTTAACATCTTTTTTATAAAAATCCTGATAACCATCTCTACCAGTTACGGATTCATGGTGTAGTCTAAACCAGTTCATTACAGCTTGGGCACCTGAAGGGTTAATAGGATCATATAATTCACATGTAATATCTCCCCAATTAACTTTACCTTTTAACTTTCTTTTGAGGTTAATGTGGTCAAGAGTAATTTCCTCGAATGAGGGTTTTGGTCTGTCAGCTTTTTTAACTAAGTAAGCTGGTACTCCTTCGATATCGAAGTAAAATCTGTTTTTAGTTTTGGGTTCGTATGTTTTATAAAACATACCGATTGTGCCCATATCATCGTTCTTTAAAATTCCCATTTTATTTTTGTTTTATCGTTGTTGGTTATTGATACATATATTAGTCTTCAAAAGAAGCACCAGTTGGGGTTAAAACAAAGTCAAGAGCTATAAACTCTGCTGTTTTAGTTGGTTGCAGGAACACTTGTCCTACAAGTTTATTTTGGTCGATAACATCTGAAGTGTTTAATTGACCATCCATTTTAACTTGGAAAGCATATAATCCTTGTCTTTGGACTAAGTTTTCTAAGTATGGGTTAACTTTCCTTAAGAATCTTTGGCGAGTTTCTTCGGTGTTTTGCTCAAAAACAAGTCCTTGGGCAAATCCATTGACTGTGTCTTTTACGTCAAGTAATAAACGTCTAACGTTGACTCTATCGAGCGCACTTGCGGCTTGTTGAAGCGTTTTTTGCCCGAATACTACTACACCTTGTCCTGGGAAAGTTGCTAATGGATTAACTTTAGATGTATAAAGATCATCACGTTGAGCTTTACTTAATTTAGTTTCAACTTTAGGTACGTTATTTAATCCACCTCTAGTTAAACCAGCAGGAGCAAACCATGGGGCAGCAATACTATCATTTTTAGCATATACACCCGGAATTATAGTTGAAGCAGGTGCCCAAACATTTTTACCTAAAACCCTACTATTTACCTGTACCCATGGCCAGTAAGAGGCAGCGAATGAAGTATCTCTTTCTTCAGCTTCGTTTTTAACATTAGCTACAGTTGCACCATATCCATATAAATCTACTACAGCCATATAATCACCTCTAGTTTCGGCATTTTCAATAATAGTAGTAATAGTGCTGTTATGGTCATTATTATTTAATCCAGGAGCTATAAGTGTTTTAAATTTATATTCTTCCTTATTAGTTAATATAGAAATTGCTTTCGTATAATCTCCAGGTGCTAAACCTTGGATATTAGTTGCACTTGATGCTGATCCATAGATAGCAGCAACACTTCCAAAATTATCACCTACACCTGTACCAAAGGTTCCAGATCCTGATTGTGGGAGTAATTGGTCATAAGCTAATCCATCTGAGTTTCTGGTATTTACGCTACCATTAGCTGCTAAATACTGGTAAGTTGGACTATTTACAGATGAAATTCTTATAAATTTAGACTTGTTAGGATATTCACCTGATAATGTTACACTAGATACTCCATTAGTAGTAGTTACAGCTTGTGACTGATCACCTATGGCTTTAGCAATGTAGTTATTAGATAAAGGATCCAAGGATAAATTAGTAAATTGTTCTAAAATAAGAGGTTTTGAGTTTGTGTCATCCCCCCTTCTAACTACTAAGCTAAAAGTACCAGCTTTTCTATTTACATTAGTTACTTCCCATTTGAAATTATCCTTGTTGCCAGTAGCACTGTTTAAATACTCTCCTTTACCTAAGGTACTAATTACAAAGGGATCATTAGTATTATTAGCAGCACCCCCTATTGAAGCGGATATAGAAGTTATTGCAGAAGAAGTTGCGGCTGTAAATGTACTTGCATCAGGTGCAACTCTTATTACAAGAGCACTAGCACCACCATTATCGAAGTAGTTTTTAACTGCTAGGTTTGTGTATAATTCATAAGCTTGAGAGCCCGATTTTATTACGGTTCCAAAAATATCTTTAAATTCTTGGTAGTTATTAATCCCTGTAGGGATTTCTACAGGACCTCTTGCAGTAGGACCTATAATAGCCATTCCTGAAGGGTCTGTTCCTGGGGTTATGTATGATTTATCTACTTCTTGTAGTAATACACCAGGTGATACTAAAGTTTCTGTTGCCATTTTATTTTTATTTTATAATATTAGTCTTCAAAGTTAGCTCCTGTTGGGGTAATTACGAAATCAAGAGCTATAAATTCCGCTGTTTTAGTAGGTTGTAAGAATACCTGTCCTATTAATTGGTTTTTATCAATTATATCGGCGGTATTATTTTGACCATCCATTTTAACTTGGAAAGCATATAATCCTTGTCTTTGGACTAAGTTTTCTAAGTATGGGTTAACTTGTCTTAGGAAACGTTGACGAGTTTCTTCTGTGTTTTGTTCAAAGACTAATTTTCTAGAGAATCCATCAACCGTATCCTTCACATCAAGTAATAAACGTCTAACGTTGACTCTATCGAGCGCACTTGCGGCTTGTTGAAGCGTTTTTTGCCCGAATACTACTACACCTTGTCCTGGGAAAGTTGCTAATGGATTAACTTTAGAAGTATATAAAGTATCTCTTTGTGCTTTACTTAATTTAGTTTCAACTTTTTTAACACCTGTTACTTTACCACGGGTATTACCTGCGGGTGCAAACCATGGGGCTGCAATACTATCATTTTTAGCATATACACCAGGTACTATTACAGAAGCGGGTGCCCAAACATCTCTTCTTAAATTTATGCTGGTTACTTGAGCCCATGGCCAGTAAGAAGCAGCAAATGAGGTATCTAATTCCTCTGTTTTTGTTGTTACTGTGTTTATAGTAGTAGTTCCATATGATACGGGGTCTACTAAAAATAAACTATCACCACGTGTTTCAGTATTAGCAATAATAGTAGCTATATCTGTAGAATGGTGTTCTTGGTTAAAACCAGGAACTATAAGGGTTTTAAATTTAAATTCTTCTTTATTAGTAAGAATATTAACAGCATCATCATAATCAGATGTTTTTAATCCCTGAATATTAACGTTAGCTCCTTCAGTAGAGGCACCTGCATATTGACCATAATCACCTGCTTCGCCTGTAGGAAGTAATGAACCTACACCCCCAAAGAAAGCACCACTTTGTGCTGTAGGGAGAGAAGCTGAATAAGAAGTACCTGCAGCGTCTGTTTGTACTGCGTTATTGATTGAATATTCATAAGTAGGTAAATTTACATCTTTTACTCTTATAAATTTAGACTTATTAGGGTATTCACCAGAAACTATAATACCAGTAGCATCACTATTTTTAGTAATTTTTTGATCACCAATGGCCTTAGCAACATAATTAGGTGAAAGGGGATCTAAAGATACACCAGTAAATTGTTCTAAAATAACAGGCTTAGAAGTTGAATCATCTCCTCTTCTAACAACTAAAGTAAATGTACCTGATTTATTGTTTATGTTTGTAATTTCCCACCTAAAGTTATCTGCAGATCCTGATTTTAAAATTCCTCCGGCAAATTTCTCGGGTGCCGTGGTTAATGCGATTGCATTATTGAGACCTTCACCCTCACCTATAGTTTCCAGGGTAAAGGGTTGTGTACTGCTTTTTGCAGAAGCGGATACATGTGTGCTATCGGCATAATCCCAATTAGCTGAAGAGGATACTACTCTAACTACTAAAAGGCTGGCACCCCCATTATTAAAATAGTTTCTAGCGGCTAAGCTAGTAAAGTATTCATATCCTTGGGAGGCAGATTCAAATGTAGTTCCATAGGTATCTTTAAATTCTTGGAAATTATTAATTAATGTAGGTACCTCAACGGGTCCTTTTACAGCAGGACCAATAATTGCTAATCCTGAAGGGTCTGTTCCAGGAGTAATGTAGCTTTTATCTACTTCCTGAAGTAATACACCCGGTGATACTAAAGTTTCTGTTGCCATTTTATTTTTAATTTAATGTTATTGTATACAAATATAGGGGACCCTAGTGGGTCCCCCATAAATATAAAAATAGTTTCAAAACCGAATTTATTCTCCTATCGGTGTAAATTCTCCAGTTTCTAAATTAATACTTCCTTTTCCATAAGTTTCAGTAAGAGAAGATACTAATCCTTGTTCTTTTCTTCTTACTTCATGAAGATTAGCTTCAACTTGCCCTTTTCTTTCATGTAAGTTAATTTCATCAATATGAACCTGCCCAGCTTGATGGACTACAGTAGCATAGAGTTGTTGAATTTCTCGGATTTGTCCGAGCTCATCATCATTAAATTTGATTGGATCTGCCATAACTTTTTAATTTTATACGTTTACATATACGTATGTAATAATTTTAAGAAACCCCATTTATTGACGAAATACTTGCAAGAGCAACACCATTTATTGATGCTATACTGGCTTTAGCTATTCCACCAAAAGAAGCTAAATTATCAGGCCCATCTGCTGCAGGAGCGGCTGCGGCTGCGGCCTGTTTCCGTGGTTGAGGTGAACGAACAAAGGGTACCCTACCTTGAACAAGTTTAGATTGTTCAGGTGTTTGAATAAACGGTATTCTACCTTGTATTAGTTTCATTATCCTTCGTTAATTTTTAGATCAGTAAAGTATACTGTAGCTCCTGATCCTACGTGGGGTTCAGTTCCTTGTGGGAGGTGTGGATTAGCTAATACTATATCTACGTGTCCTGAAGCTGTTGTTTGTACTGATAGATGTTGGTAAGCACTTGTTTGATCACCTGTGCCTGATGCCGCTTGGGTTACTAGGGGGTGACCAGTATCTATGTTAACTATTCTAATTTCGGGTGCAGTACCCGCATTATATTTTACTCCAACAGAAGCCGTAATGCTTCTGTGAGCATAAGATCCTATATTAAATGACCCATAGTCAGTAAGTTTAATAGCATGGTCACTACTTGAAATAAAGCTAGCTCCAAATTCTAATTCATGTTCATTGGG